TGGCAAGTCTGGCGCAGATCTTATCCCGCTGCTGAATGAAGGCGCCGCCAGCATGGAGAAGTTCACCTACAAGGTGGGCGATGACTTTGCAGCGCGGTCTGATCTGTTCAACGACACCATTACAACGTTTGGGATCAAGGTTCAAGGCTTTGGCATGGAGCTAACTGATGCACTGTTGCCGGCGCTTCAGTCGATCCTTGAGGTGTTTGGCGATCTGTTTGATACCAAGCAAGATTGGACTGCATTGTTTGAGGTTATCAAGTTCGGCCTGCGAGCTGTCGCCACTGTCCTGTACGCAACAATCAAGCTTGTTGATCAGTTTGTGAAAGCTATCGTCTATACGTTTGACGCTATTGGTAAAGCACTAAAAGGTGACTTCTCAGCTGCTGGCGAGGCCTTGTCCAAGGGTTTTGGATCGGGCCTGGAGCAGGCCAAGCGTGATTTTGCTCAGATCCAAAAGCTGTGGACTGATGCGCCATCACCTGGCACTGGCCGCCGCACTGGTGGACGGAGCATGGCGTTGGATACAACGGCAACTGATGCACGCAATCGAGCCGCAGCAGCGCGTTCGGCAGCAGAAGCAAAGCGTGCTGCATCGGAACAAGAACGGCTGCTGGAGCGTCGGCAAGAACTGACGCAACGTGCGCTAACGCTTCAGGAGCAGCTGCGCCAAAGCGTTGAGGATGTCAATCGCGCTTATACCGGTGTGGGCGCTACAGCTGCTGAGAAGCTATTGCTGCAGCGTGACGAAGCTATAATCGAACACAATCGCAAGGTGGATGAGTACACCAAGAGCGTGGTGCAGCTTGTCCGTGATGTGCAGGCAGCTGGTGGACAAATTGACATCCAGCCATTTCGTGATCTGATCAACAGTCTCTCTGATGCAAGCGTTGCGCTTGCCAATAAGGAATATCAGCAAGGCCTGTCTGACTTATGGGAACGTCAAGGTGAAGCAATTGACAAGGCCACCGAATCTTTATGGGAAAATGCCCGCGCACTGCAGTACAACAATGACATCATGGGCGGGCTGAAAGATGGCCTGACTGGCTACATTCAGCAAATCGGCACAATGCGCGATGCGCTGTCCAACCTTGGCCAGCAAGCATTCAAGGGTATAGAAGACTCTCTAGTTTCTTTGGCAACTACTGGTACCGCAAATTTCCGTGAGTTTGCACGTAGCATTCTTGAGGCTACTTCACGGATGATTATCCAGCAGCTTGTACTCAAGACCATTATGCAGGCCATTAATGGTATTGGTGGTGGCTCTAGCCTCGGTGGCTTTACTCAGTTCAATGCCAATAGTGTCGGCTTCAATCCCTTAGCTTTCTCTGGAGCCAAGCTATTTGCCACTGGCGGGATCATGACCATCGATGGCCCAGTGCCGCTGCGCAAGTACGCCTCTGGCGGTATCGCCAACAGCCCGCAGTTAGCGCTGTTCGGTGAAGGCAGGTTGCCTGAGGCTTACGTGCCCCTACCTGATGGCCGGCGCATTCCTGTGGCGATGAAAGGCGAAGGCGGTGGCACCACCAATGTGGTCGTCAATGTAGATGCAACTGGTACACAAGTCCAAGGCAACAGCGACAAGGGCAATCAACTGGCGCGCTTTGTTGCGCAAGCTGTGCAAGCTGAGCTGATTCGTCAAAAAAGGCCTGGCGGAGTGCTTACTGCATAAAATTGACGTATGGCCACATTTACTTATACACCAAGCTTTGATGCCACTGAGGCCAGCCGGCCTCGGGTACGCAAATTTGCATCAGGAGACGGTTATGAACAGCGCATACGATTCGGCCTTAACACCAACCCCAAGGAGTGGCAGTTGGTATTTTCCAACCGCACAGACGCCGAGCGCGATCTGATCCTCGCCTTCCTAGACGCCCGAGGCGGCGTAGAGAGCTTCGACTGGACACCACCGCGTGGTACCGCTGGTAAGTACGTCTGCGAGGAGTGGCAGACTACGCTGAGCAACTGCAACAACAACCAGATTCGCGCCACCTTCCGTCAGGTGTTTGAGCCGTGAGCGTTCCTGTCTCAGATCTTCAGGCAATTGCCCCAAGCGCAGTTATTGAGCTGTTTGAGCTGCATCTGAATGTGGCGCAGCATGGTGTAGCGGATACCTATCGTTTCCACGCTGGTGCCAGCCTGAATAGCAACGGCGAGGTGGTCTGGGCTGGTAATTCCTACACACGATTCCCGGTCGAGGCTGAAGGGTTTGCGTACGAAGGCAAGGGTTCCTTGCCTCGACCCAAGATTCGCTGCAGCAACATCCTTGGCACCATCACGTCGATCTTGCTCAGTCTGCCCAAGGGACTAGAGGGCGCAAAGGTAACGCGCATCCGCACTCTGGCCCGCTATCTGGATGCTGTGAACTTTCCAGGCGGCGCAAACCCATACGGTACCCCGGACCCCACGGCTGAGTTTCCACGTGAGATCTACTACGTGGATCGCAAGTCCGTTGAAACGCGGGACGTGGTGGAGTTTGAACTCGCCAGCGCATTTGACTTGGTTGGCGTCAGGGCTCCCAAACGTCAGTGCATTAGCAACATCTGCCAATGGACCTACCGATCTGCTGAATGTAGTTACACAGGCACTGCTTACTACAACGAGAATGATCAGAATGTTGCGACTGCAGGGGAAGACGTCTGCGGCAAGAGGCTAAGTAGTTGCAAAATACGTTTTGGCGGCACATCGCCTTTGCCGTTTGGCAGCTTCCCTGGTGTCGGAACTTTCTTCTCATGACCTGGCGCACTGAAGCACTGGCCCATGCCCAGCAAGAGGATCCACGGGAAGCTTGCGGCCTGGTAGTGGTGATCAAAGGACGTGAACTCTACTGGCCCTGCCGCAACCTGTCAGCCGACACCGAGCAGTTCATTCTTGATCCGCAAGACTATGCCGCAGCCGAGGATGCCGGTGAGGTATTGGCTGTTTTTCACAGTCACCCAATAACACCGCCGATCCCAAGCCAGGCTGATCTACTTGCGATTGAGCGCACCGGGCTGCCCTGGTGGATCGTCAACCCAAAGACCGAGGCGTGGAGCGATGAGCTGCGCCCCAGCGGCTACAAAGCGCCGCTGATTGGCCGCGAGTGGGTCTGGGGACTAAGCGATTGCTGGACGCTGGTACGGGATTGGTACGCCGCGCATGGCTTAGATCTCCCAGATTGGGAGCGGCCACTGACGCCTGAGGCGTTTGAGGCGGATCCACTGTTTGACCGCTATTGGAAGGATGCGGGCTTCCACGAATTGGACGAAGAGGAGGAGCTGCAGACCGGCGATGCGCTGCTGATGAGTATCAGCGGACCTGGCCTTAATCACGTCGGCGTTTACATCGGTGACCAGCTGGCCTTACATCACATCCGGGGCCGGCTCAGCAGCCGCGACATCTACGGAGGCTGGCTGCAAAAGTGTACTGGCCGCCGGCTCCGCCATTACGATGCAGGTAGGATGGTGCTGTCGTGATGTTGCGCACAATTCGTGTTTATGGACGCTTGGCTAAGTTCCTGAAGCGCCGCAAATTTGAAGCCGAAATAAGCAGCGCTGCCGAGGCTGTGCGCTTTTTGTTAGCCAACTTCCCGCAGCTGGAGAAGCACATGGCTGATCAGCATTACCGCGTAAGCGTTGGCGATTACGATCTCTCGCTTGACGAGATTCACGATCCGGCCGGTAGTCAAGAGATTAGGATTGCTCCAGTCGTTGCCGGCGCTGGCGCCACAGGTCGCATCCTTGCTGGTGTTGGTCTGATTGCCTTGTCAGTTCTTACGGCGGGTGCCACAGTTGGGCTGTTAGGGCTCGCGGCGCCGCTGGCAATTAGCCCAATTATTGCGGGAGTTGGCGCTACGCTTGTGCTAGGTGGTGTTGCACAATTGCTCACACCCGTACCGACACTTAACACTCCTTCAACAGTTAATACTGAAAAAGACCCGCGCAAGTCCTATAGCTTTAGTGGCATCCAAAATACGTCAAGACAAGGTGTTCCAGTGCCGATTGTCTACGGTGAGACACTGGTGGGCTCGGTCGTCATCTCGGCGGGCATTGACACTGAGCAGGTGACGGCATGAAGCGGATTAGCGGGTCTGGCGGCGTCAGCAGCGGTGGCGGTAAAGGCGGCAGCAGTGGCAGCGGCCCACAAACCTATACGCCTACTGAAGCTGCCGATACGCTCAATTCAAAGCAATACGCTAATCTTATTGACCTAATCAGTGAAGGTGAAATCGAAGGTCTTAAGGATGGCCTGAAGTCGATCTATATCAATAATACGCCTTTACAGAACGCCGATAACTCCTACAACTTCAATAACGTAACCGTCTGGACTCGCAACGGAACGCAAAATCAAGACTATATTCCAACAGCTGATGCCGTCGAAAATGAAGTCGCTGTTGGCGTCACGGTTCTTCAAGCAACGCCAGTCGTCCGCACTATCACCGACATCGCAGTTGATGCTGTTCGTGTCACCATCAACATCCCCGCCCTGCAGCGGATTACAGATCAAGGCGATATTGTTGGCAGTGTTTTCAGATTCCAAATACAGCTGCAATGGTCAGGCGGTGGATATGTCACATTTGTAGATGACTTGATCCGTGGCCGCACAGCCGATCTTTACCAGCGGGACTACCTCATCAATTTCCTGCAGGCACCGCCAGTCAATATCAGGGTCGTTCGCATAACTGACGATAATTCAGAACAGGATGCGCAGGGCGGCGAATCCGTAAAAATCACTAACGCATTCAGTTGGGCTAGCTACACCGAGATCACGTATGCCAAGCTGCGCTATCCCAATAGCGCCTTAGTAGGGATCCGCATTGATGCCGAGCAGTTCAACTCCATCCCTTCTCGCACTTACTTAGTGCGCGGGATTAAAGTCCGTATTCCTAGTAACGCCACCGTTGATTCCGCTACCGGTCGCCTGATTTATTCCGGCGTCTGGAATGGCAGCTTTGGCGCTGCGCAGTGGTGCAGTGACCCCGCCTGGATCCTATGGGATCTGCTCACCTCAACCCGCTACGGATTCGGCCAGCACATCAGCGCCAGCCAGCTGGACAAGTGGGCTTTCTACTCCGCAAGCCAGTATTGCGCTGAGTTGGTTTCCGACGGCTTCGGAAGTCAAGAGCCCCGCTTTTCCTGCAACATCAACATCCAAACGCAGGAAGATGCCTACAAGCTGATCAATGACATGTGCTCGGTGTTCCGGGCTATGCCGTACTGGAGCGCCGGTGCGCTCACGATCAGTCAAGACCGGCCGGCCGATTCCGCCTACCTATTCACGCTAGCGAACGTCTCCGAGGAAGGCTTTAGTTATTCAGGCAGCAGCTTGAAAACACGACCGAACGTAGCTGTTGTGAGTTATCTCGATCTTGAACTGCGGGACGTTGCATACGAAGTCGTCGAGGACCAAGCCTCGATCAGCAAATACGGCGCCATCACCACCGAAATCAGCGCCTTCGCCTGCACTAGCCGGGGGCAAGCCGGTCGAATTGGGGAGTGGCTTCTTTACTCCGAGCAGTATGAGGGCGAAGTAGTCACTTTTACCGCCAGCATCGACGCGGGTGTGGTGGTGCGTCCTGGCCAGATCATTGAGATCAGCGACCCCGTGCGA